GCGATCAAAGCATCTGTCTTTTCGTCGAAATCGATATCGTTGATAACAATCTGGACCAATTCAACGTTATAGCGTTTGAATGCTGATACTTCGCTAATGACAATCTGCCCAGTCGTAGCATCAACACGAGGAACAACAGTTCGTTGAATGAATTTATTCCCGTTTTCGTCTGTCGCTAAGACTTCTTTAAACGTTGTCGCGTAGATTCCTAGTTTAATTTGCTCGTTTACTAGCTGAATAAAGTCTGATCTACGGGTCGAATATACTTCTTCGGCATCAAATAACGTAGCAGTTTGTTTGATTGCTGCAGCAACGACTGAACGAATTAACTGATTAGTAACAGCTTGATCTGAACGGAAATCTTGGTGGATTTTCAGAATGCTTTTATCGTCCATTGGGAGCTTATATTTAATTTGTCCCTTGATATCAGCTGTTGCACTGTCTTGAAAACGAACAGCAATTGCTTCGCTAGGAACATTAAAATCGTAAACGTCTGAGATTTTATAATCTGTAATAGTAGCAAACATCTGAGTATATGTACCAGGATCAACTCTAACGGACATACTACCTGTCCCTGTCGCTTGTTTTACTTGGATGTATCCAGCATCATTAGTTTCAAATAGCTGGCTTGATAATCCAACAACAATCAATAAGACGAGTGCACATCCTACTAAAATAATCTTATTCATAATAGTCATTATTATTCCTTTGTAATAGATTAAAGTTTCAATTGTTTATGATTTTATACTTTTTAGACTATACAGTCAATAGAAAAGAGTCTTATAAGTTTAGAAGACTCTTTTTAAATGTAAAAATATATATTGTTTATTCAGACTGTTCAAAATAAGTGACAAACACACTTAACGATGTTGTAAAGTTTGCTGAGCCGTTTTGATTATCTCCGTCTACAGATCCTTCTAATCCCGAAGCTAGAGGGGTAATAGAGTGTAGTTTTCTAGGAGCCTGCATTTGCCATTCTACAAACTCTTCGCTAGTTTTAAATACTTTATAGTGGACGATATCCATTGTTTTATTCCTTAGGTGGTTTATTGTTGACGGATTCTACAAAAGATTTGATTTGATTTGTTTCAAAGTCTTCGTTGAATTTATTGAGCAGGTCGATAAACTTGCTATCTTGCATTACGATATTATAAGCAACGTTGTATTTTTCTTCTTCGATCGAATTAAAGAGTACGACAGCAAGAGATTTTAAAACTTCTTTAGCTTGGTGTCTTGATAGATCGACATCGCAAATATTAGTGAAGATATCTTCGCTTTCGTCTAAGAGCTGATCCAGAGAATCATTCATTGTTTCATTCCTTTTGTGTAGTTGTTGTCTTTGATGAATCTTCAAAAGATCCCATGAATAATAGTATCAATAAACTCCAGAGAGACCCTGTGATCCACAGAGCTATTCCTGTTAATATTATTACACTTAAGTTGATAGCTATAAAAGCTATGGTTTCGTTTGTGTCCATGTTAATTCTCTAATTTGCATAGAGAAAAATCTGCTTTATACCATTTAGCTTGCGCCTCTGGAGATTTATCTTTAATCCATTTTTTAGCATCTTCGTTGTAAGACCCTACTCTAGACGAGATTTCTTTAATAACTTCATCCATGACTTTATCACCGTGGTACCCGTACTTGGCCATTTCCCCGTATGCAAATACAATAATATCCGCCATAGCATCGATACGGCCTTCTGTATCAGAGGATTCGAGGAACTCTCCTAGTTCCTCTGTAATCATAGCACAAAAGCCTTCGCGAGAAGGAGGATTCTGAGTAATTAGTCGTTCATCCGACCACTCTTTAATACGTTCAAAATTAGTTTTATCCATTATGTTATTCGCTTTCTTTTTTGTTTAATTCGTATTCACTTAATACCTTTAAGGCATGCTCTTTAGCCACTTCATAAGATACTAGACCAGTCTCGTCAGCATACTGTACAGGATCAGGCCTTCCAAGTTTAATAAAAGCGTCTAATCTTTCGATTGAGCTAGAAGATTTATAATCTGACTGATACGCCCCATTAACTTTGATAGGCTTATATGACGTATTAGTACGTTTATATACTTCATCAAAATCTAGTCCAAGTTCTTTACAAAGAACTTCACCGTCTTGAAGAATAGTAAATTTATCTCCATATAAATATGGAACAAAATACGAAACGTTTTCGGCATTCCAATTTCCGATTCTAAATGCAGCGTCGTCTGCATCTCTAAATTCTTGGCGGCAATCGGGATAAACTGCGTGGTCTCCTGCATGGATGCCTAGAGCAATAGCCGTAGGTTCACCATCCTTGCCTGTCATAGACAAAGCCACCGCTTGTGTAATAGATGAGAAGATTTTATTACGATTAGGAACCACGGTTTCTCTCATGGTAATTTCTGCATAGTGTCCCTCTGGGACTTCCCATTCTTCGTTTACAAGAGAGGAGTTCAGAAGAGATTGAAGCCCTTCAAGACGAATAACTTCATATTTAAAATCATATCCCTTGGATCTAATATATTCTACAAGAGATTTTGCTCTCTCAAGCTCTAGTTGGTGTTTTTGTCCGTAATAGAAAGAAAGTGCTACTACTTTACCTTCAGCATCTTTAGCTTCTTTGATACATCTCAAAAGCAGGGTAGACGAATCCATTCCACCAGATAGAGATACTACAACATTTTTAAAGTTTGTCATTTTAGTTTACCTTATTTTAAATCAGAGCGGTATTATTCTTTATAGTGATTAGCTCTATAAATCACTTATTCTTCTTTCAAAGTCTTCATAACCTGATGAACTCTTTGCCTGACAGACCCTGTCACCTTATTATAATTAATATTTTCTTTAATTAAAACTTGTTTAAATAAATTATCTATCTCTTCTTGAAATTTCTTATCGGAGGATCTCACTCCATCATCATAAATATCAAACTCAGGCTCGATAAAGAAAATATAATCATATTCTTTAATAGCCTTTAAAAAAACTTTATAAACCGTTTCTTTTGTTTCTTTTGTTATCTTATTCTTATCAAACATCCATAGAGAGTATACTAATACATCCAATATAGTTCTATCGGCTATCATATTCTCATGTGTATATAAATTATATACATGTTTCATTAGAATAAGTTCTTGTGTTAGATCATCTCCATACTCATTGATATTAATACCAATACTATTAACCCATCGAGTAACTCCTTCGCAAAAATCATAATCTTTAAAAATAGGTTCTGATTTTAATGCATTGAGTAATGTGGTTTTTCCTGAGGAATGAGCTCCTGTAATTCCTATTTTCATAATTATCCTATATATTTGTTAATTGAATTTAAAAATCTAGACGAATCTGGGTATAAATGGATTTTTTCATTTATTCTAGAAGATATTCTATCTATAGCAACACGATAGTCTTCCTTAGAAGGATAATAGTCATTCATAAGATCTTCTCTATATCCAGAATCAATCTTATCTAATCTATTGAAATATTTTTCCTTGTCTGTATTCATTCCTCTATCTACAATCTCAGAGTATAATGAAATGAATCTCTTCCTGATATAAAGACCTTTATCATAAAAGAATCTGCAATGGCCTCCATTTAATGTATATTCTGAAGGAATATCATCAAAAGGTTTGCAATCGTCTATCCTTTTTTTGATAAGATGCATAAACTGAGTAATCTCTTTGTATTCCGCAACTAGATGCCTATTAGTTAAGTCTTTAGGATCTACTAGGTTGATTCTTGTCATATTCATTCCCATTCACTAAGTATTTAAAATAATTTATATTGTTATAAACTAAATTCATATTAATATCTTCTATTTTTTTAGAATATGCTACATCTAAATTAGTGAAAGGTTTTGCCTGCAATCCCATTAAGGTATAAGGAGTATTTTCTATGGCAGCCATAATAGGACTACTTGTATCTATGGAATAAATCCAGGAATAATTTCTATAATGAATAAATTCTTGAGGGAGCCAAGCACCTAAAAGGTGGTGCTTAATATCTTTATTAATAATACCGGATTTATCCATAAAAGATATCAATTTCACCCTTTCACTTGACTGCAAAAAAGGATCTTTTGGTATCCATGAGTATACAAAAGGAATTGCAATATACTGCAATTCGGAAATCTTTAAGAACTCATTATAACATTCTATCATCTCCTCGAAAGAATTGCCTTGTATTACTGGCATAGCTGCTCGTATACAAGAGGGATATTGATCAATGAAGGATAATGACCTTTTTATTGTATCCTCTTTAAATCCAAGCTTATCAGGCAATATGACTACGTCTGGATTGATTTTTTGATAATATTCATATAATAAAGAAGAATCCAGAGACTCTCCTAGTTCAAAACATGAATTATCGAGATATATCATGCCTCCTCTTTTTTTGTAATTAATAGCAAATTCAAGATAATGAGGATCTTTCATTGCTATATGAAGAAGAATATATAGATAGTCAGATATACTATCTTGATATTTTATCATCATCTCTAAAGGAGTTTCGTGAGATATTAACTTATTATTTCCTCTTAGAGATTTCATCTTCTAACTTCTCCATAAACTCTATATGATCTTTAGGTACAGACTTAAATTGAAAACCGTATTTTCTTTTGGACAGATCATTTCTGACTTTGATTATTTCGTTAATATTAACTAACGATAAATTATTAGAAGTGTCCTCTGTACTAGAGAATTTTGCTCGATCTTCTTCCAATTTGTCAATAGCAACACTAAACCAATGTTTGTCAGTATATGCTATTGACGTCATCTTTAACCAATTCATAACCCTATTATAGTTATGAATATTTTTATTAGAATAGAGAAAATCCATCACATAGTCTACTTTTTGACGAACGTCCTTCAAAGACTTGGCATTTACTCTAGTAATTTGCCAATGGATATTAAATTTATTTGTTTTCATTTCAATATCATATACCAATAATAAAAATATTCAACAATTATTTCGAAAATTGAGACTGTAATTTGATATTATCAAAAAACTCCGTCTTGACATCGTCTTTATTGAATTTACCATGAAGTACTGTAGTCTGTGTTAAAGAAGAATGTGCCATAATTCCTCTATTTTCGCAACATCCATGTACTGCTTGTATATAAACAGCAACATCCTCTGATTCTGTTGCTTTTTGAATTTCTTTAGCAATATCATTACAAAGCTCTTCCTGTAAGGTTCCTCTGCGAGCACACCATTGAGCAATTCTTGTATATTTGGACAATCCTATTACTTTATCTGTAGGAAGGATTCCTATATAAGCAATTCCTGTCACTGGTTGGTGATGATGAGAACACATTGATTTAATCTCAGATCGAACAACTAACATCCCCTGATACTTACCAGTCCCTGTATTAGGAAATGCAGTACAATCAGGTGCAGGATCGTATCTCCCACTCATAATTTCGTTCAAATACATCTTAGCTAATCTTTTAGCTGTCCCTTTAGAGTTTGGATCGTTTTCTGTATCAATTACAAGACTTTGAAGGACTCCTTCAAACTTCTCTGCTACTTCTCCTACTAATTTCATCTTTTCGTCGTCTTTAATAAATTCAGAGATATTGTCTCCTGCCCAAAATCTTTTATTATTATCTTTAAGTCTTTGTTTGATAATATCAGATACTTTTTCTGTCATATAGTATATACCTTAAAATGTTTGTTTAAATTATTGAACGTCTGTTCCGTCGCCGACTCTGAAAGCAGAGTTTTTAGAAGTTTCTCTAACCTCTACTTTAGAACACCATACTCTATTATCGTATCCTAAAACGGTATTCAAATACCCTGTAGAACCGTTGAGATAATTATACAAAAAGTCTGCAAGCGCTTCGCATCCGGTTGCTTCTACTTCTGTAATCTTAGCTAGGTTTAGATCTGCTAGCTTCTTGATATCATTGTAATGAGGATCATCGGAAGCTAAAAGAAGAGTATGATCAAACAATTCATCTAGCAAGTCTTTGAGGGGCTTGAATCCTCCAAAATCACAAATCCAGTTACGACGATCTAGAGTATCTCCCGAAAACTCTAAATGAATTGTCAGAGCGTATCCGTGAATAGCATTGCAACCTGGGATCTCGTCTCTTGTATATTTTTCAGATTCAGCTTTACCAGATTTTCTATCCGCTCTCCATTGCCTATAAGCTACTGGAAAAGCTTCTGGATACGTTTTAGTGGATGTCCATTTACCTTGTTTCATTTATTATTCCTTTACTTAAATTATTTCCCAATAATATTTCCAAATACATAACAGTGGACTCTTGCAGCCACATTATATCCTCTAAGAACAGCTTCTTCAGCAATATTAGCTATCTGAGGCTCTTGTTGCTGATCTTTTGTTGCTCCTACTGGCATAATCCATACTGGCCAATATACACCAGCTTCTCTATACAGCCTAGTAGCTTCTTCAACTTCTCTCCAAGATCTGTCTGTTCCGTTTACAACATATTTTAATTGACCATCATCAGAGAGCTCTGCATATTCAGCAACGACGTCCGGCTGAACTGCTTGATCCCACTGTTCTCCGGACAAATATAATTTCGGAGACACTGACCAGAACAATTCATTCTCTTCGGGTCTATTAAGATATTCCGAAAAATATTCAACAAATGGTTTACGCAACGATTGAGATCCATTAGTTTCTATTGTGATATTTTTTGGAGTATTATTAAATGAATCGAAAGATTTCATCACGTCAACTATAGCAGACTGAGACATCATTGGCTCTCCTCCAGTAAATGCCATATGAATACTTTGACCTGATACTGGATGAATAAACCTGCCTTCCGGATTGCTGGAATGTTTGTTGAGGTCTACGATCTGTGTCGCAATATCCTCTGCTGTATCTTGTCTTGCTAAATGAGCAAAAGACTTGCTCCAAGAATAGCTAGAATCGCAGCCGAATTTGAAAACCGGAAGTTCTTCCATTGTTTTATATTGACTAAGATCTAGTTCAGCTAAGCTAGGAACCTCAACAGAAGGCTTCTCTCCTCTTTCAATAGCTTCAATATCATCATGACTTGTACCAAACAAGGAACAGTTGAAGTTGCATCCCCAAGATCTCAGCCATACAGTAGGAACTCCGGTGTAAGTACCTTCTCCTTGAAAAGTTTTTCCGAAGATTTCGCTGTATCTATATTTTACTACTCTATCAGTCATTTTAACTCCGTTCCTATAATATCAACTCCAGAAACGACTAAAGCTTCTGCTATAAATTGATAAGGTTTATCTTGATTGTTATTATATATGTCTTTTAGTGTACTGTCAATATCCTTATCAGTTTCTATATGAATATTTACAGAACTAAACTGAAATGTTAGCTTGATAGTTGACATGTATTATATCGTTAAACCCTTCTTCTTCTGTAGGAACGCTAAACATTT